GCTACTGCTTGCTTTTGACTAGTGACTACTTTACCCATTTTTGAGCCAGAATGTAGTTTACCAGCACCGTATTCTTTCATTACTTTACCGATTTTTTTTGTAGCTGCAGATTTTTTCATATTTGGTCCAATAAAAAAGCCCTTTATTTACAAGGGCTTAAATGTATTACGGAAAGTATGGGCGAGACTATCCCAACAGCAGAATTATAGCATAACTAATATACGTTTGTCAAGCGACTATACGCCTTGAAGCTATAGATAGTAGATTATCAAAGGCAAGCCCTAACTGGTACTCATAGTCATCGTACTTAACAGTTTTAAGGTATCTAGCGTACACTGCATCTTTTTGGTCTCTAGGTAAGTTACTGATTATGACATCAATAGTTCTAACATTAGTCATATCCATAGCAGATACCATGTCTTCAAAGGCTTCGCTAGTAGACTCACCACCGCTAATCATGCCAAGAGACTTGCTTGGATAGCCTAGTTTGTGACTAGGTGAGTGCATCCATAAAGCCCAGTCATCAAGTATCTGCTTAAGTCTGTCTATGTGCATCTATTCCTCGCTTGAGTTAATGTAAATACTTTTAATCCTATCGCTAAAGTCTGGCATAGGATGATATATTTCTTGCAGCAATGAAGGTTTAACTTTAGAGAACAAAAGAAACCTTCCTTCTTTGTTAATATTAATTAATTTTTCTGCATGCATGTTGTATAACACACCCATTAATTTTCTTGATTCAGTTTTTAAAGCATTTGCTATCTGTGGAATAGTTAATTCATTATCGCTAATAACTTCTAAAATATGAATACGAAACTTTTCTAAATTAACTGATTGACCGTGTACTTCGTATTGCCTTCTATGTGGCTTCATGATACATCCATTACTTTACATTCCCATTTTCTACCATTCTTAATCCATCCGTGGATATGTATTTTCATACCACTCTTACGAACCATTCCTACATGCTCACTGTCTGCAATCTTACTAGCCCTTGCTGACATGTTGCTAGCAGTAGTAGTTTGCACTGCAAGTATCTCACCTTCTTTGACTGCAAGTAGGTCTATGAAGCCAAACATATCTTGTCTAATTTTGGCGAAAGCATTCCATCGTTCTGTAATTGCTACTAGGTATCCATCTGCTCTTAACTTCTTAAGACTTAACTGCGTTGGGCTTGTCGCCATCAAATTGACTTTCGTTAGGTTTAGATACACCATCTATAAAACGCTTTTCTATTTCGTAATCTTTTTTAAATATTTTATTCCAATTGTTTTCTGCTTCTTGTTCAGAAATTAACAATGGTCTTCTTGTAGAACCTTTACCCAATTAAATCTCCATGTTTTGAAATATATGTTTAATTACATCTACAGTCCATCCATTACCAAGCATTTTATATCTTTGAGTATCTGATACACTTTCCGTATATCCTAAAGGAACTGTTTGCAATTTCTCACATTCTGTAGGTGTTAATTTTCTACAAGTTCTTGTATATGGTATTTCATATAACCCTGTTTTACCACCTTGACCACCACCAAGAGCAGTTAAACATACAGACTTTCCATTAGTAGAAAATACTTTAGTGGCTTGTTTTGGTTGTTTGCCAACATAACCTATACATCCGTCATTGTTATCATACCTTGTATAATACGGTTCTTTATAAATTATTTCCTTTATTGCATACAAAGCATCTGTACTTTGTTTATGTTGGTTTGCTAATAAAGCTCCACTTTTTTCTTGGTCAAGTTTAAATGCCCTGCTTCTGTTATTTGTATTTGCTCTATGATTGGCAATATCAGATAAATCATATTTACTATCTACATTTGTTTCTAATATATCTTTTAACATAATATTTTTATCTTCAGGCAATGTAGCGTTAGGAATATTTGTCCAATATAATCTTTTTCTGTTTTAAGCAGATACAAGTGATGAATTAATTGTTATTGGTTTTACTCCTAAATATTCACTAATAACATCTTCTGACTCTTTTTTCATTTTTACATTTTCAAGTAAAAAGTATTTTGGATTAGTTTCTTTAAGAAGTCTAACAAACTCAAAAAATAATGCACTTCTTGGGTCGTTAAAGTTTAATTGTTTACCAGCAAAACTAAATCCTTGACATGGACTACCGCCCATAAGTAAATCTATTTTAGGCAATTCACTACCTTTTACTTTTGTTACATCACCAATATGTTGTATATTAGGAAAATTCTTTTTAGCTATTTTCATAGCATCTTTATCTATTTCAGATGCAAAGTAATTGTCAATTTTAAATCCTAATTGGTTTAATGCTATCTGCCCACACGACATTCCATCAAATAAAAATAATATATTCATTATATTTTAATTAATCCTTTTTCAAATAACAATCCAATAGTTTTGCGATGAGCAGACTCCCATGCTTCTACTTTATCTTCTCTGCTTAACTCTTTATGATTGTCTATCATATCATGGCATTGGTAACAAAGGCTAGCGATGCGATAGTCATGTGCTTTGATGCCTGTCCCTTTGCCATCACGTTGTTGATTAGAATGAGCAGCACACACTGTACCGTCTTGCCTACCACACATAGCACAAGGAAACTCACGCACTGCTTCTAATAATTTTTTGCTTCTATAATTCATTTAGTCTCCACAAAAACATTCTATTGAATCGTCAAACATATTTTCTTGTTTGTCTATAAAATTATGAATATCTGCATATTTTGGTCTATCAATTCTAAATCTATTTCCATCACCATCTGTAATTGACCTTACATACTCTTCTTGCTTTGCCCACCATGTAGCTCTATCTGGTTTTTGTTGAATCAAAGTTAATATTTTTGGCAATGATTTTAAAAAACATAAATCACAATTACCACCTATTGTTTCTCCGTCAATAATAGGTAACTCTAAATCAAATGTATTATTACTCCAAAATTCTAATACTTCTGGTTTGGATATATTAGCAATGTGTAAAGGCATAATAGGCTCTTCATTTTTATTGTCTGATTTCATTTTAACTGCCCTACGACCTTCATCAGCTCTAATGCCAATCATATTTAATCTTTCTTTCCAACCTAAACTGGAAAGATATCTACCCATTGTTCTGATTTTTAATTCTGCCGTACAAAATCTAGCTCTAACATTTGGTAACATTTTACGTTCTTTAATTATTGTTTCAAATGGTTCTCCATTACGACTAGCAGTTTTATAATCTACTCTTACAAAATTTTTGTTACTTCTATACTCTAACCAATGAATAGGCACATTCCAATTTACAGAACAATCATTAACAAATTTAAGTGTGGCTTCTTCTTCTTTTCCTGTGTTAGCAAAACATACAATAGCGTCATTAGGAAGCCCCCCCCCATTTTCTTGTAACACTTTCCACAACATATAAGCAGAAGTACGACCACCACTAAAACTTATAACTGTAGGTTCTGTTATTTTAAATGGATTACTCACAGTTCCCAACTCCATCCTAAACCAGCAGCCCATCGTTCACAGTTCTCTTGATAGTCAGTCATTTCTTTAGTAGTAAGTTTTGTTGTTGATTTAACTAACTCAACTGCATTTCCAGCAATTTCTGTTTGATAACGAAGAAACTTATAACCTAATAACTCATGAACAGTGCTAGGGTCTTCACCAATGTAATTAGCAATTGACCCATATAGCGACCAAAGGCGTTCATTCTGTTCTAATGACCTCACAACTTTTTCCTCGCTAATATTCACACGCCATCTTTTAGTTAAATCAAGTGCCTTAATTTTTGTTAGTAAGTTTTCGTAATTGTATTTCGTCAAAACGAACCGAATCATATTTATCACTCCATTTTTTTGTTTGTTTAAATACAACGCCATCTTTTGTGGTAACTTTATATTCTATATCATCACCATATAATTTTTTACATTCTTTTATAAAATCATTTATGGTCATCGTGGTGACTCCTTGTACTTTAAACCTTTAGGGTCAAACCAAAAACTAAACTTACCTTCAAACTGATAGTTACGTTGCTTCTGTACAAAGACCATAGCATCTGGAATCTTCTTTAATTCATCTTCTGTCTTTTCATTATTTTCTACTTCACGCTCTTTATTTCTATTACGCCAAACGCAAATAATGTTATCGCATAAGTTTCGTATGTGTGATGAACCAAGAATGTGAGTAGCATCTGGAATCTCTGATTCATCTGCCATCTTTCTTGTATGTGCTACCAAGAATACATGAATTTCTAAATCCCTACAAGTGACAGCAAGCCTATCTATAAACAGCTTTTGCTTCTCATAATTATCTTCTGAAATATCTGACATCTTCATCAGTGAGTCAATCACAAATACTTCTACACCTAAAATGTGTTTGCCCCAATATAATGTAGCTATCATGTCTTCACTAGATGTTGAACCCATCTGGTCATAGATATATAATTTATCTTTTGCACGTTCACAAAATTTAGTTATAAATTCATCTGTAGGTTCTGGTGAACCTAAAGTCTGTGTAACCATACGAGCCAATGTCAACACAGGTCTCATTTCTAAACTTGATACAAGGCATTTAGTTCCTTGTGCCATGAGTGATAATATAACTTGTGATAGCCACATAGACTTACCATGACCAGACACTCCTGTCAACACAGTCAACTCACTTGGTCTTACCCTAAACGCATCTTCCGTTTTAATGAAGCCCAATGTTTTGCCGCTATGTATTTCAGTATTAAAATATCGCAAGACATCGTCAGTAAATACAGACGTATCCTTAACTTTAAATTCTGCATGAGCATATTCCTTTTGTTG